TTCAACCAGTATGGATGCTTTGTATCTCCCATGATTTTTGTAACTTCTTTTTGTGCTTCATTAGGTGTTAAATTACCAGTTGTTTCTTGTCCAGCACTTATTTTATCTTCACTAAAATTTTCTGACATTTTTGATAACGCTTTTATAAATCCAGGATGATTACCAATCGATGTACCATCTTGTAATTTAACATCCGCTAAATCTTCTGCAAAAAAATTTTTAAAAACATTATTTGCAGATTGTATTTTGTCAGAATAAGCTAAACCAAATTCTTTTCTTAGTTCGCCTTCATTATTTATTTTTTGTAACTCTAAATCTTTTTGTGCTGTTTCAACAGCTCCAGTTTCTAATTGTGTATAGTAATCTAATACTCCCTGGACTTGTTGGGGTAATAAACCTAGCTTGTGTGCATTTGCTACAAAGTTTTTGACTGGTTCATCACTTTGACCTTCTGCTAAATTATATTTTACATTATATTTATCAGGCGAGTCAGGTACACCTAATTTAGAAAATGTTTGTTGCCAATCTTCTTCTGTAAAATTTTTTGTTGGTATCGCCATTTTATCAGCACCTACCATTCGCTGTGCATGGACATAACTTTTAGCTAATTGTCCAGCATCAGTAAAATTTTTTAATGATGCATCTTCTCGTATATCTTCTGGCAGCGTATCAACAAAAGATTGTGTTTCTACTGGTGCTTGTTCGTTTATAGTTGGTTCAGATTGCACTTCTGGTGCAGTTGTCTGTTCTTCAGCCATTTTTTTTCTCCGTATGTTGTCGTAACATTGATTTAATAAATAATGTAACGGCTCGCATTCCTTCTAAATTTGCTGATTTGTAAGGATCAGGATCAAAAGTAGAGTTATGTATTCCAGTTCTTTTTTCCAAGTCTGCTAAAACAGCAAAACCTTCTTTAGAACTAAAAACTATTTGATAATTTTGTCTTATTTCTCTTAATATATCTTCTTGATTTTTCGTTGTATTAGCCACTTAGCTCCTTTAACAACGGAGCAGCTCTCCCTCCAGCTTCAGCCATTTGTGATGCTTGATCTAATTGTGCTTGCTGCTGTTGAGCTTGCTGTTGTTGTTCTCTAATCTCAGCAACTTCTTGATCAGATCGTAATACTTTTCTTGGTACACCTAATACATCGGTAATATGTTTTACTAATTTATCTGAGTCTAGGTAATCCATAACTGGTAACATCTGTGCAAGTGGTGTGATAATTTCTAATGAACGTAATATTGCTTGCACATCCCCAGTACGTTGCGAACGAGCCAAAGGAGATACATATTCGATGTCTATCGTGCTGCCTTGCAAACTGACTGGGGGTGTTGGTAATAAACCTTTCCTTAACATGATATTAAAAGATCTTGTGATTAAAGGTTGTAACATTTCTGCTTGTAACCTTCCTAAAACTGGAGCTAGTAAACGCATTTTTTCTTCATTACGCTGCATAACTTCTGTTGCTGTCATTCGTACATTTTGCGACATTAATAATTGGTCAACAAAATATGCTTGTCTGATTGCTTCTCGTCTTTGATCTTCTAATTGTAATCCTACTGGAGTATTAGCTCCTATGTTAAGTGGTTCAATTCTATCTCTCGTACCAGAACGATAATAATTTAATCCTCCTGGTTGAGTTCTAACTGGTAATACAAAACTATCATCAGGCACAAGTAAAGGTGGATCAACCATCTTCTGTGCTGCCTTAATAGTTGTTTCTGACATTTTATTAATCATCTTAATATCTGCCAATGCTGTCATGCTTGGAGATCTGCCATAAATTTCTGATGATGATTTTAACCATCGTGGTACAACAAAAGGAAATTCGTTAAATCCTGATGTGCTAATTATTTTTTTATCTTCGTGATCATAATAAATAGAAATAAACGGCATGGAGGTACTTGCCATTTTATACGGATTTTGTTTATCGTTAGGCTGTACACAATGATGTAGTGTTATTTCATTATATGGATTTTTATTTGCTTCTTCTATTAATCTTTTTGGTAAATTATCGCCAAATCGTTGATACGCAGCTCTTGCTGTTATTTTAAATTCACGATGAATTGTGTCCACCACACCTTTATCATTCTCCGCAGCATAAATTTCTTTAATGTGTCTTGTAGAAAATCGTAAAAACTTTTCTTCATCTTCTTCAATCATCATACATGATGTACCAAAAGTAACTAAATCGGTATAAAGTTCATGAATTTCTTGTTGAAAATTTGACCTATCAAGAGCAATATACATTGTTTGGGTACATGACTCTAACCACTCTCTACTTTCATCATCCATAGATAAATTTTCGTTCTTAAAACGCATACTAAACCATGGTGTAGCAGCATTTGTTAGCATTCCGTGCAACGAGGAAGATAATAGTTCCGCTGCGTGTAATGCTGTACCATCATAAATAAATTCGGTGCGTTTATCGCCTTGTGATCTTGTTATATTTACATCAGCTCTACGAGGTAAAACATAATCAGCTATTTCTTGCCAATGACTTTCCCAGTTTTGTCTTTTGCCTTTTAATTTATCAAATTGATGTGATAGTTTTTTTGCATTATCCATAATTAATTTCCAAATATACTTCCTAGTTTATCTTTACCTTTACTTAATCCTAATTGAATTATCCCTGATGTGTTTCTTTGAGAGGTAAATTTTTTACCTTTTTGTGTAGCATTAAATTTTTTTGTATAATCAGCATATGCTGCTTCTGGTTGTGCAGCATCTTTTAACGCAACAGCTGCATCAGCTCTCATTAATGTTGCTCCTATGCCTGGCATTCCTAAAGATAATGCACCGACAATTAATCCTTTTTGTTTGTTTTGTGATTGCAGCATTTTTTCTGATAATGGGATTGATGTCATTGCTCCAGTTGGATCGCCACTACCCATAGCACTATTAGAAGAACCATATTTTATTGTATTGGCATTGGAGATAATTTGACCATTTACAACATTACTATATCCCCCTGTCGTTGGGTTATAAGACAATAATTTTTTGTTAGCCATTTCTTCATTAGTGTATGCAGATGCTTCATTGCCATACATATAAATGTCTTTGTTTTTTAAATTATATGCACCATATTTTTTTGTTTGTGTATTGCTACCACCAGTTTGATTAGTTTTTAATCCCAACTGTTCTTTGACAACATTTTTAATTTCATTAGCAACTTGTTTATTACTATTATCTTCTCTTTCTTTTCTATCTTTACTAGCTGTACTTGATGCCATGTTATCCGCCTAATAATGTTTTCTTGGCAACATTTGCTTCACTTGTATCGCCAGATGTACTTGTTAAAATAGTATCAGTGTACCCTTTTTTCTTTTTTAACAACTCTGCTTGTATTAATGCTTTATCTTCCATCTTCAACTCATCTGCTGTTGCTGGTGGCAAAGGCGGAGGAGTTGGCGCTGGCGGTGGAGGTGGTGGCATTTTTGGTTTTAAAAATCCCATTGTCTTAGTTCCTTATCTCTAGTGGGTTATAATTTGTGCCTTCTGCAAATTTTTCTAAATTTCTATTTTCATTAAGATCTAATTCTCTCATGGCAACTGCACACGTTCGCCACGCATCGGCATAATGCGAAGAATTATCATGTACTGGTTTAGAAAAAACTCGTTGTTTGTCTAACCATTTTCTATGATACCACTTCATGGCATCTAAAAAAGGTTTGCAGTTATCTCTGTTGATATATGTTTTAGCTAATAATATTTGACCCGCGTGTACCCCATCTTCTATAGGTAATTTAGGACAAACTCTGATTGGTCGCATCCCCATAGAGTAGGCAAATTCTTTTCTTGTGTGTCCTGTGGAGAGCTCTCGTTGTTCTATATCATGCGGAAAAACATAATTCCGAATATTATATTCTTTTTTCTTAATATAATCGGCATAAAAGTCCAGACTTTTATTACTATCATTATAACAATCAACAACAAACAATGCTCGACCTATTTGCTGTGTAAATATAATTGCTGTTTGATCACTAATACCTAAGTCAAAATATATATCTACTGGGTAGCCAGGATCATACGGAAAATGACTAATACGTTTGTCATCTTCCATTTTAGAAATTATTTTTCCGTAGATTGCACCTTGTAAATTAGCAGACCAACTGCACTCAAACTCTTGTGCATACTGATCTTCGGTCATTAATTTTCTTGCCGACTCTAATTCTTCTTTTGGTACTAACCCTGTTTCACTTGCTTTGAACGTACAAGTAAACCATTCTGGTAATGACTTTGCTTCTTCAAACAAATCATAAAAACTATTCATCCCTTGTGGTGTTCCAATAAACAAACAACTACCAAGACGATCAGCAATAGCGGGTCTGATTACCTCGGCAAACATTCTGCTATCCATTTGTGCATACTCATCACAAACAACAAAATCAAAATATTGACCTCTGGCACTATCTGGATTTTCTGCACCATATAATGTTATTCTTCCCCCCGTAGGAAAGTCGGCACGCAGCTCTGTTTCATTGTACTTCATTCCTGGCACAACTCTGGAAAATTCTTTTAAATAATCCCATGCCACTAATTTTGACTGCACCCTCGTTGGAGAAAAGAACGCTCCACGAAAATTCTTTTTTTGGCTTGTGAGTGCAAGCTTAATAAGATGATTAATGGAGAACACTGTCTTACCTCCCCGCCTGTGCATGACGCACACTGCGAAACGGAATTTGTTTAAGGCATCGTGCAACTCTCGTTGTTGGGGTCTTGGGGAATATGCAATCTTAATTGTTTTCATTAATGTAAAGTTTCCGAAATTTTTAATGGGTGTACCTCTGCAATACCTAGTGCAGCTATGATATATTTAGCGGTGTCCATTGCTTCTGTCTTATCGACAAAGTTTGTTAGCTCGACTTTAACTGTTTTGTTCTCATCGTCATAAGTTACAAGTGCCTGTATGTTTGAATGCGTCAGTGTCTTTATCTCCCATGTATATATAATAAAGGATGCAACCTGGTTTGGATGGTATCGAGGTCGTGGAATGGCTAAAAACAAAGCTTTTTCTGGTGCTACTGTACTAGTCCCAGTTGTATATCCTTTATAATCATTAGTTTAATTTAGTTTTGTCATGTTCCTTGTCATGTTTGGTGTCATTCTCCGGACTTCTTATCTCGTGTGTGAGATCTTTGCCTTTGTCTTGCAAAGACC